ATTACATCGTGGCCGAGCTGGTTATCCCGCCGGAAACGGGCGGGTTCTGGCTGCGTGAAATGGGGCTCTATGACGACACCGGCACGCTGGTTGCCGTCAGCAACATGGCCGAGAGTTATAAGCCAAAGCTCGAAGAGGGTTCCGGGCGCGCGCAGACCCTGCGCATGGTTATCATCCTGTCGGATCTGGCGTCCGTTGAGCTGAGTATCGACGCCACAACCGTGATGGCCTCGCAGGATTACGTTGACAACAAGCTCCTTGAGCATGAGCAGTCGCGCCGCCACCCTGACGCGACGCTCAGCGCAAAAGGCTTTACGCAGCTCAGCAGCGCGACCGACAGCCCGTCGGAGACGCTCGCCGCCACACCGAAAGCTGTTAAGGCGGTGCATGACCTTGCCAGCGCCAAATACACCGCGCAGGACGCCACCACGGCGGGCAAAGGGATTGTGCAACTGAGCAGCGCGACCGGCAGCACTGCCGAGACGCTCGCAGCAACCCCGAAAGCTGTTAAGGCGGCGTATGACCTTGCCAGCGCCAAATACACGGCGCAGGACGCCACCACGACGCAAAAAGGTATCGTGCAGCTCAGCAACGCAACCGACAGCGAGTCAGAAGCACACGCCGCCACCTCAAAAGCGCTTAAAGCCGTGGTTGATTATGCGAGCTCAAAATATGTTGCGCAGGACGCCACCACGGCGCAGAAAGGTATTACCCGGCTATACAGCGGCACCGAAAGCAATACAGAGGCGCTTGCCGCGACGCCAAAAGCGGTCAAAACAGCCTACGATACGGCAGTGAGAGCCAATGAGAATGCAGAGGGACGCGTCCCGAAAGGGGCGGGGCTCAATACCTACGCTGAGCTTATCGGTGATGTTGCGGTTGACCTGCGCCAGCGTTCAGGTTTTTTTAATTCGCCCTCCGCGTTAAACGGGATGCCCGGTGGTCACCCCTGGAAGCATTACATCAATTCTGCTCACGGCAACAGCGTCGGTTACAACACGACAATCGGGATTGATTTCTACGGCAAATACATCGGTTTTGCCGCTGTCTGCGACGGTAAATTTAACTCATGGAAAATGATCCACCACGACGGTTATAACAACTGTCCGGTGGGAACGCCGATCCCGTGGCCGTCCGACAACATTCCCGAAGGCTTTGCCCTGATGGCGGGGCAGGCGTTTAATACCAGCGCGTATCCGTATCTTGCGGCGGCGTATCCGTCAGGTGTTATCCCGGACATGCGCGGCTGGACGGTAAAAGGCAAACCCGCAGAGGGGCGCGCCGTGTTATCTCAGGAGATGGACGGCATCCTGTTTCACGATCACCCCGTCAGCGTTTCCGCGACTGACCTGGGGACGAGAGCAACCAGCGCTTTTGACTACGGCACCCGCCAAACGAGCGCATTTGATTACGGTACAAAATCCACAGATGCGACGGGCGAACATACGCACATCTCGGGGGTCAGGACGCCGCCGGATGTCGCCCTTTACGGGGTGGTGGCTGCCTCCGCAGGGAATTACACGGCGGGTAGCCGCAGTGCCGCCACCTCGGCAATTACCGCCTCCGCAGGGTATCACGCACACAGCGTTGCGATTGGCGCGCATAACCACGCCGTCGCCCTCGGCGCGCACGCGCATACCGTCGAGATTGGGGCGCACAGTCATACCGCAACGGTCTCCGGGGTGGGTAACCGGGAAAACACCGTTAAAAACATCGCATTTAACTACATCGTGAGGCTTGCATAATGTTCAGAATGTCCGACAAACCGAGGACAATCACCGTCTATAACCTGAGCGCGGAAACCGGGGAATTTATCGGGAAAGGGAATGCGTATATTCCGCCTCAGACAGGTCTGCCCGCACACTGCACCGATGCCCGTCCACCGCAGACGTCTGCCGGTAAAGTGGCGGTGTTTGACGCTGAAACCGCGAGCTGGAATGTCATGGACGATCACCGGGGCGCGACGGTGTTTGATACTGTTACCGGGGAGCAGATCCATATTACTGCACCGGGCGCACTGCCCGAAAATGTCACCCTGCTTTCACCCACCGGCAGTTACCAGAAATGGGACGGCAAACAATGGGTTGATGACCCTGATGCAGAACGCGCCGCGACAATGGCGAAAGTGACGGAAATGAAAAGCGTGCTGATGACGCAGGCAAGCGAAGCCATCGCGCCGCTACAGGATGCGGTCGAGCTGGAGATTGCCACCGGTGACGAGCAGGCGCAGCTCGCCGCGTGGAAAAAATACCGGGTGTTTCTCAACAGAATAGATACCGAAGCATCAGAGATTATCTGGCCTGAAAAACCGGCATAAAACAGGCGGGCGCAAGCCCGCTTTTTTGTGTCCGTTGTTGTCCAGCACGGCACCCATCCCGGATAAATAGCCCCGCCCCCGCACACCCTGGAAAATAGCACTCACCCCAACACCACGGAGTTAAACGGATGAGTGATTATCATCACGGCGTGCAGGTCGTCGAAATCAACGACGGCACGCGCGTTATTTCCACCGTCTCAACCGCCATTGTCGGCATGGTCTGCACGGCCAGCGATGCCGACCCGGCAACGTTCCCCCTCAATGAGCCGGTACTGATTACCAGCGTCCAGAGCGCCATCGCTAAGGCCGGGAAAAAAGGCACCCTTGCCGCCTCGCTACAGGCCATCGCCGATCAGTCAAAACCGGTGATTGTCGTTGTACGCGTTGCCGAGGGCACCGGCACCGATAAGGAGGCCGCATTTGCGCAGACGATTTCCAACATCATCGGCACCACGGATGAAAACGGCAAATACACCGGCCTTAAAGCGCTGCTTACCGCCGAAGCGGTGACCGGCGTCAAACCGCGCATTCTTGGCGTGCCGGGTTACGACACACACGAGGTGGCGAGCGCCCTTGCGCCTGTCTGCCAGAAGCTGCGCGCGTTTGGCTACATCAGCGCGTGGGGCTGCAAAACGGTATCAGAGGCCATCGGTTATCGTGACAATTTCAGCCAGCGCGAGCTGATGGTCATCTGGCCGGATTTTCTCGCCTGGGACACCGTGACCAGCACCACCGCCACGGCTTACGCCGCCGCCCGCGCGCTCGGCCTGCGCGCCGCCATCGACCAGTCTGTCGGCTGGCATAAAACCCTCTCTAACGTTGGCGTGAACGGCGTCACCGGCATCAGCGCGAGCGTGTTCTGGGATTTACAGGAGCCCGGCACCGATGCCGACCTGCTCAACGAGGCGGGCATTACCACGCTTGTCCGCAAGGATGGTTTCCGCTTCTGGGGCAACCGCACCTGCTCGGACGATCCGTTATTCCTGTTTGAGAACTACACCCGCACCGCACAGGTTATCGCTGACACGATGGCGGCGGCGCATATGTGGGCGGTCGACAAGCCGATCACCGCGACGCTCATCCGCGACATCGTTGATGGCATCAATGCCAAATTCCGCGAGCTGAAAACTAACGGTTACATCATCGATGCGACCTGCTGGTTTGACGAGGAAGCCAACGACAAGGAGACCCTCAAGGCCGGAAAACTGTATATCGACTATGACTATACGCCGGTTCCCCCTCTCGAAAATCTGACCCTGCGCCAGCGCATCACCGATAAATATCTGGCGACGCTGGTCTCGGCCGTCAACAGCAAATAAGGAGCCTGATTAAATGGCCATGCCGCGCAAGCTCAAATACATGAATGTGTTTCTCAATGGCTTCAGCTATCAGGGAATCGCCAAATCCATCACCCTGCCGAAGCTCACCCGCAAGCTGGAAAACTATCGCGGGGCGGGGATGAACGGCGTCGCGCCGGTTGATATGGGGCTCGATGATGATGCGCTCTCGATGGAGTGGTCGCTCGGTGGCTTCCCCGATTCCGCTATCTGGGAGCTCTACGGTGCAACCGGCGTTGATGCCGTGCCGATCCGTTTTGCGGGCTCCTACCAGCGTGACGACACCGGCGAAACCGTGGCCGTTGAGGTGGTCATGCGGGGGCGTCAGAAGGAAATCGACACCGGCGAGGGCAAACAGGGCGAAGACACCGAGTCGAAAATCTCGGTTATCTGCACCTATTTCCGCCTGACGATGGACGGTAAAGAGCTCATCGAAATCGACACCCTCAACATGGTCGAGAAGGTGAACGGCACCGACCGCCTCGAACAGCACCGCCGGAATATCGGCCTGTAATACTCAACCGGCCAGCGCCGCTGGCCGGTTAACCCTGAAACCTGATTAAGACGAGAACACCATGACAAACGATAACGTAATCACCCTGGAAAACCCGGTTAAACGCGGCGAGCAGATTATCGACCAGGTCACCCTGATTAAACCCACCGCCGGAACGCTGCGCGGCGTCAGTCTGGCCTCGGTGGCAAACTCTGACGTTGATGCACTGATTAAGGTGCTGCCGCGCGTGACGTCCCCGTCGCTGACCGAGCATGAAGTCGCAGCGCTGGAGCTGCCTGATCTTGTGGCGCTGGCCGGTAAGGTGATCGGTTTTTTGTCGCCGAGTTCGGTGCAGTAGATTTCCCGAAAGATTTATCGGTTGATGACCTGATGGCGGATATCGCGGTGATTTTCCACTGGCCGCCATCAGAGCTTTATCCCATGAGCCTGACCGAGCTCACCACATGGCGCGAAAAAGCGCTCCAGCGAAGCGGAAACACCAATGAGTGATGTAAAACTTCAGGTATTGCTCAAGGCCGTTGACCAGGCGACCCGCCCGTTTAAAGCCGTACAGGACGCCAGCCGCACGCTGGCGGGAAATATCCGCACCTCACAGGGTGAGTTACGGGAGCTGAATGCGCAGGCCGGGCGCATTGAGGGCTTTCGTAAGACCAGCGGTCAGCTGGCTGTCACCGGTCACGCCATGAAAAAAGCGCAGGAGAATGTCGCCAGACTGGCCGCAGAGATGCGCAGCACAGCCAGCCCGACACGCGCACAGGTTAAGGCGTTTGAAGAGGCCAGACGCAGCGCCGCCGCATTAAAAACTAAATATGACAGCCTCAAAGAATCCGCACACCGCCAGCGTACCGCGCTGAGAGATGCCGGTATTGATACGCGTAATTTATCCGGTGCCGAGCGAAGCCTGCGCAACGATATCGCCCGCACCACTGCGACGATGGAGCAACAGCGCGCGGAGCTTATCCGGGTCAGTCGTCAGCAGGAGAAACTCAACGCCGTAAGTAAGCGGTACGAGCGCGGCAAAGCGATCGCGGCGGGCGTGAGAAACACCGGCGCGGCGGCATTCGGTATCGGAACAGCGAGCCTGTACGCGGGCAGTCGCATGATGGCGCCGGTAGTGGAAACACAGAAAAGCGGCACGCTGATAGCCGCGCGGCAGGGAGAAAGCGCCGAACAGGGGAAGCAGTACACGCACATTATTCAGGACATTAACGGCTCGGGTGTCAGCGATAACATCGAGCAAATCACCGAGGCGCTGTCAGCGGTGCGCAGCACTCTCGGCACATTCGGTGCAACCGGTGAGGCAGAGCTCAGCCGCATCACCCGTAAGGCACTGGATATGCAGACGACTTTTGGCAATGAGGTGCCGGAGAGCATCCAGATAGCGGCGATCATGATGAAAAACGGTCTCGCCGCAAACAGCGATGAGGCGATGGATTTGCTTGTCTCGGGCATGCAGAAAGTCTCTGCGCAGATGCGCGGTGAACTGCCGGAAATCCTTCACGAATATTCGACCCATTTCCGCAGCATGGGCTTTACCGGCGCGGAGGCGATGTCGCTGCTTGTTGATATGTCCCGTCAGGGTAAATTTGCCCTCGATAAAACCGGTGATGCGATTAAAGAGTTCAGTATTCGCGGATCGGATATGTCAAAAAACAGCGTCGAGGCTTACAAGAAAATCGGTCTGAATGCGGCAAAAATGTCGACAGCCATCGCCAGCGGCGGAAAAAAAGCGCGTCAGGCGATGCAGAAGACGGCGAAGGGGTTGTTAAAAATCAAAGACCCGGCAGAGCGGGCAAACACCGCCATCATGCTTTTTGGCACACCGATAGAAGATTTGTCCGTTGACCAGATACCGAAGTTTCTTTCGGCACTGGCCGGGACACGCAACGAGCTCGGGGAGGTGAGCGGAGCCGCTGAAAGAATGGGCGGCACACTGCGCGACAACCTGTCGGGCGATGTGGCGAAACTCCAGGGCGAATTTGCTCACCTGCGTTTTCAGGTGTTCGCCGAAATGGACAAGAGTGTCCGCAAACTGACGCAGACCGTCACCGGATGGCTGGGAAAATTAAATGCCTGGGTAGGCAAAAACCCCGAACTGGTGACAAAAATCGTCATGCTGACCGGTGCGGTTGCCGGTGTGATAGCGGTGCTCGGCGGTATCGGTCTTGTCGTCTGGCCGGTGATTATCGGCATCAATGCCATCGTTGCAACAGCGGGCGTGCTGGGGACAGTGTTCAGTGTGGTCGGCGGCGCGATCATGACGGTACTTGGCGCGCTCACCTGGCCGATTGTCGCCATTGGTGTTGCCATCGTCGCCGGGGCGCTGCTCATCCGTAAATACTGGGAGCCCATTTCCGCCTTTTTCGGGGGAGTGATGGAGGGGCTTAAGGCTGCATTCGCCCCGGTCGGGGAGCTGTTTTCTCCCCTTAAACCGATGTTTGACTGGCTGGGCGAAAAGCTTAAGGCCGCATGGGACTGGTTTAAAAACCTGCTTGAGCCGGTGAAGTCCACACAGGAGCAGCTCGACTCCTGTCGTGATGTGGGCAAGCGGTTCGGGCAGGCGCTGGCGGATTCGCTGCTGCTGCCGCTCAATGCATTTAACAAGCTGAAAGCGGGCATAGACTGGGTACTCGAAAAGCTCGGCGTGATTAACAAGGAGTCGGGCACGATTGACCAGACCGCCGGAAAAGTCAGCGCTGCCCGCGGCGGGGAAACCACCGGTGCAGTGAATACAGGAAGCGCCTATGTCCCGGCGACCGCGAACTATGGCGGGTATCAGGCTTATCAGCCGGTGACCGCACCGGGCGGGAAATCCTACGTCGACAACCGTCAGAGCAATTACACCATCACGATGAACAACGGCGGCGCGCCGGGTGGCGATCTCGGGCGACAGTTGCAGGATGCCATCGAGAAAGCCGACCGGGACAAGCGCGCCCGTGACCGCTCCAGCATGCGACACGATGGATAAGGAGAACAAATAACATGATGCTCGCACTCGGGTTTTTCGTATTCATGCGCCAGACGTTGCCCTTTCAGAGCATGCAGCGGGACGCGGAATATCGCTGGCCGTCAAACAGCCGCATCGGCAAGCGTGACGCCTTTCAGTTTCTCGGCGTCGGAGAGGAGAAAATCACCCTCAGCGGTGAGCTATACCCGGAGATCACCGGCGGCAAACTGACCCTGACGGCAGTCAGGCTGATGGCTGAAGAGGGGCGGGCGTGGCCTCTCCTGTCCGGCAACGGGATGATTTACGGGATGTACGTTATCAACAGTGTCAGCGAGACCGGCGCGGAGTTTTTCACGGACGGCTCACCCCGAAAAATCACGTTTAATCTGGCGCTCACGCGTGTTGATGAGTCGCTCGCGGCCATCTATGGCGACCTGAATAAACAGGCCGGTGAACTGGCCGGCAAGGCCAAAGACGCCGCTACTAAAATCACCGCATCGCTGGGGTTCTGATGACTGATGCCCTTTACAGCTCGCCGGGGAGCACGCTCACCCCGGCCTATATGCTGAAAATCGAGAGCAAGGATATTACCGGCAACATCAGCGATCGCCTGATAAGCCTGACCATGACCGACAACCGGGGCTTTGAGGCTGACCAGCTCGACCTTGAGCTCAACGACGCCGACGGGCGGGTCGTGCTGCCGGTGCGCGGAGCAGTGCTGTCACTCTGGCTCGGGTGGAAAGGGTCGGCGCTTATTGAGAAAGGCCGGTTTACCGTGGATGAGGTCGAGCACCGGGGCGCACCTGATACGGTGACCATCCGCGCCCGCAGCGCGGATTTTCGGGGCTCGCTCAATTCGCGGCGTGAGCAGTCATGGCATGACAAAACCCTCGGCATGATTGTCGGAGCCATCGCGGCGCGTAACAAACTGGAGGCAGCAGTCGCACCCGAGCTTGCCCGAATTGCGATCCCGCATATCGACCAGTCGCAGGAGTCGGATATCAAATTTCTGACGCGGCTCGCTGACCGGAACGGCGGCGAGGTGTCGGTTAAATCCGGGAAACTGTTATTCCTCCAGGCCGGAAAGGCGCTCACCGCGAGCGGGAAACCCATTCCGCAGGTCACCATCGCCCGCAATGATGGCGACCGGCATCAGTTTTCCATCGCTGACCGGGGCGCTTACACCGGCGTAACGGCGCAGTGGCTGCACACCAAAGAGCCGAAGCCGAAAAAAGTGAAGGTGAAGCGCAAGCCAAAGGCGCAGCAGGCGGGCACCCCTAAGCATCCGAACGCAAAAAAGAAGGAAGAGAAAGAGCCTGAAGCACGCCAGGGCGAATATATGGCCGGGGAAGCGGATAATGTCTTTGCCCTGACGACCGTTTTCTCGACAAAAGCGCAGGCGATGCGCGCGGCTCAGGCGAAGTGGGACAAGCTACAGCGCGGTGTGGCAGAGTTCTCAATCACACTGGCGCTTGGTCGTGCCGATCTCTATCCTGAGACACCAGTCGCGGTATCAGGATTTAAAAGCATCATTGACGATCAGGCGTGGATAATTACGAAAGTGACCCATGCACTTAACAGCAATGGTTACACCACCTCGTTAGAACTGGAGGTGAAACTATCCGACGTCGAATATGAAGTCGATGAGAAGGTTTATTAGAATCCCCTTATCAAATATCGTCAGGGAGCTCACGTATTGCCTTGCGTATATAATTTTCAGCGTCGCCAAGTTCGCTCAAAGCTCGGTTAATGTCGGAACGTGCATCATCGGCTTTGGAGCGGACACGATGCAAAGTTGAAACCGCGCTATCAACAGCACTCAAAGCTCGTTTTAATCTTCTTTTCGTTTCCATTTTTTTCACTTTTTACTATTAGTAATTAGGAGGGGTGTTTAGATTTACATATGTCATCGATTAAATTTATAGCGTAATTACTCTCATTACTCTTAATATAATTCAGTATGCAATCTTCGTAAGATTGTGGAGCTGTAATAAAATGATAGAGCAGGCACAAAGAAAAAATAAAAAGGCTCAAAATAAGTGCATTCAAAAGGCTTTTACCAGTAAATAGTATGGGCATGGATATTATCTCCCATCATATCATTCAAGTTGTCTGAAGTTTTGAGTGTGATGTAATTTTAGAAGCGAATAATGAATTTTTATATGTTGAACATTTCTACTTATGATTGTGTTAAGTGATTTACCTTATGCTGGTATGACTTCCACGGGTACCCCCATTCCTTCGACTTCAAGATAATATCGAGTTCCGTCAGAATACATCGTCGCCTTAGGACGATAGCTATAGCTATAGCTATATGTATAGGATGCTAATTTCCACTTTGTTCCATCATCAAGCTCATAAATTTTCCCTTCATCCCAGCCTTCAAATTCATCTGCTAAATTCGACTTTTTAATAAGTTTCATATCAGCTCCTAGTTACATTAAAGGGCAACAAAAAAGCATATCCAAAGAACAGAGCATTTGAAAAATAATAATGCCCCTAAACGTCTATCTCATAGGGAATGTTACCTCGATGGCAAACTACTCAACGAGATCAAGCCCACGATTCTCACATTTTTTTCGAATTGAGCACGTGTGAGCATGAAATAGTGGGATATAAGCTATCTCTCATAACTCCCGAAGGACACAAGGTAGTATGTTTATTTTAAATGTTTTATTTTCATAAAGTGATTTTTTGTGTAATATTGATTCACAATTTGTGAATCGTAGGTGAGTTATGTTTCATTGTCCGAAATGTAGGTATGCAGCACATGCGCGTACTAGCCGTTATCTCAGTGAAAATACTAAAGAGCGTTACCACCAGTGCACCAATATCAATTGCAGTTGCACCTTTGTAACAATGGAGTCGATAGAACGCTATATCGTTACTCCGGGCAAAATCGACCCTGCGCCACCACACCCCACTCATATCGGACAGCGCCAGTTATGGATGTGAAACAACCCGCCCTTGTGCGGGTTTTTTTATACCATGCTACCGCCACACCAAAAATCCACCGCCATTTTATCGCCACTCAAAAATCACAAAACAAAAAAGCCACTCTTTCGAGTGGCTTAATTATATGATTTTAAAGCTAAAATTTGGTGGCCCCTGTTGGGTTTGAACCAACGACCAAGCGATTATGAGTCGCCTGCTCTAACCACTGAGCTAAGGGGCCGTGGCGGTGAATTATAG